AGGACTCTTCCGCGTCGAAGTCGTCGCCACAGTGACCAGCGATTGCTGTTACTATGTCGTTAGTCACTGTGGTTCTACTAATCATGCCTTTACCCCACCAATCGCCCATAGACACTTCCGACCAAGTAAACGGTCGCCGTGCCTGTTTCGGTCGAGCGGAACTCGAAGATATCATAGGCGCTGCTGATAACTGTATTCGGCGTTACCGAAGCGCTGCCCCACGCATTAATTGTGACGCTTTGTGTTGATATCGTGCCGCCAATGGCTGTGCTAGTTGTTCCGTCAACTGCGTTGAATTGCGTGACGAAATAGTTAGTCGCCGTGGTGGAAGTCGGGTAGTATGCAAGAGTACACCTCTCGACATAGAAATCATACAGACCCGACCACGGGTTAGTGCCATAAACAGAGGTGTTGGTAGTATAAGGAACGTTCGCATTTTGAGTAGCGAGTTGGATGCTGTAAATCTCTGTCGAGAGCCACCGCGCCCCATTCCAATAATACTCGATACCACGGTCGGTACGGAAGAACCGCTGATTAGTTGTCGGGCTACCGGGGAACGCGGTTCCGCTCAAAAGCGTATTGACCGCACCACGTCCATAGATGGAAATCGTCGTTCCAACAACGAAGTTGCCAGCGGCGGGCTTAAGAGTCACAGAAGTGATTGCCGCAGTAGAACGCCACTCCGATCCGATATTTTGAACAGCGTAGTCCGTATCAGCCGTAGCCGTCTTGTAAAAGGCTTTAGCAAGCCCTCCTTTGAAGAACGTAGTTCCGCGATAGCTTAGAATAACCGCTTCGCACTTCCCGGCATGGTTGGCGGTCGCGCCAGTTCCCGGTAAGACGCCGACTGCTATGCCGGGGTTTGCAGCTACTGACTGTGCAGCCGAAGTGGTCGTGCTTGAGCCGCCATCGCGTTGATAGCGATAGTTCCCCGCCGTCGTATCGGCGTTGCATTGCGCACTGATGAATTGAGCAGCAGCGTCAGATACTCGCCCGTCGATGACAATAATCAAATCGTCATACGAACCAAGACTTGAGAATACTTCGCTTGCCGACGCTACTGTAATCGTGCGCCGGTCAATCAACGTGATGGTGCCGCTTACGCCCGTAGTAGCACTCACAGCCACGGCTTCGATTGCGAACCAACTGTATGCCGCCAGAACCGTGACAGAACTGTCGCCGATCGTTAGCAGCTTGGCTTCGAAGTAGTCTCCAGCGACGACGTCAATCACCGGGGTCCAGGTTCCCGTGCGCGGAGCGACAGAGGACGTATCTGAAAGAGCCATGCCGCTGCCGGAAGTCAGTATCGCGCCGTTCTTCCATATCTGGACATACGTGTCGGCGTTTGCCGCAACGAAGTCATTCACTATCAGTGCGCCGACACGCACCTTAGTGACGCCTGACGGAACCGTAAGGCGAGTGTTGTTGGTGACGTTATCGTGCCATCCACCAGTATCATAAACTTCAGTATCCCACGCAACCGCCGTTTCTGCCGAGTAGTTAGCTGCGGTTTGGTCGGCAGCCTTCTTGACAAGCGCGCCACTAAAGGCCGTACCGCCACCGCCACTGCTCGAAACAGTGCCCGGCTCCCACTGGGTCCCGTCCCACACAAGTCCTTGACCAGTCGTGGGGGCAACAGTCGCAGTATCGACGTCATTGAGGTCGTTGATGCTGGCGTTGAGGTCGAACGTCCGGTTCGCGCTTAGGTCACCACCTCCGTCCAAACCGGTTCCTGCCGTCAGAACGATTGACTTGTCGGCCTTCAGGGCAAGGTCTTCAATCGTTTCAGTCTGCGAGGACCCTCGGTCACGGAGAAGTCTGAGGAGATATTCAGTCGCCGTCCCGTCAGGGTTGACGATAGGAAAACGACTGTCTAGGTCTTGAATGCTCATTCACCGTCATCCATTTCAAGAGAGTCGATACGAGTCAGTGCCCCGTAGTCTACAACCTTGAAGAGACGACCGGGGGTCTTAATGCTACCAAGGCTCCGCCAGTGAACGCGGGCATCGGTGTCGTCGGCCTCGACAGAAACCGTACCGACTTCAGTATAGGTTTCGCCCTTGTCATCCGAGACAGAGAGCGTAACGTCAGTGCTGTCTTCCCTGTCGACCTCGCCGATGCTGCCGTTAAGGCTGACACCGTAGCAAGGGACGCGCCCATATCCCTTCGAGACAACCTGTCCTTGAACGACACGCTGGAAAGGGCGGGGACTGTCAACACCGAGAAGAGCGTCGTCGTCCACCTCACCGTCCGGGTCTAGGAAGTAAAGCGAGCCATTGCCGTCATCACCGACGACGACGCTACTGCCGTAGCCGCCACCCTGCGTCATACCGCCGAGCCAGTTGGTCCCGTTATATGCCCGCCAGAGGTCACCGTCACCCGAGCCCCAGACGTACCACTGTTCGGAGTGGGTGTCGTAGATGAGCGTCTCGCGGTTGCCTAGACGGAGAACGTAGTAGTCATGGCCGTCGAGGGTGAATGTCCATACCCGAACATGCGGGTCGTTCACTCGCCCTCTCGCAGCCAGTAGGATAAACGCTTGGGGGACTATGATACTCATGTCAGTGTCGATAGCCGCCTGTACGTGTGCTTGGGAGGAGTTGATGGCTTCTGCCGGATACGCACCAGCAGCGAGGACTACAGCCTGTGTGGTGCGAATATCCGTCATTAGAGAGTCCTATTGATTTTCAGCGTAGCCGCATTTACCGTAGTCGGAGTCCAGACCGTGCTAGTGTCAGGGTTTGTCTCAGAGACATCGAAGTGGTAGGTGAACGACGTGCTTACCGCGTCGTCAGAACCAGTATCTTCGTCGCCGTTAGAGAGCAGACCGACTTGCATAAAGGCGTCACCGCCGTCAGTCTTCTGTGCCCGGACTACAGTCTGTACGGCGCGAATAGCCACCACGTCAGCCGGGACGTCTTCGAAGGTCATAATGACACTCGAAGGTATCGCACCCATCGTGAGATAGTCGGCATCATTTGGCGTCATTTCATCGACAACCGAGTAGTTACTCGCACCCGTGCTGGTCACGTTCGTTGCCGAGACGTCGCCGTCCACTTGGAGAGTGTAAACGGTGACTGGACCGATGAAGTTGTTGTTCAGGCTTCCTGAGGTATCCCAGACAATCAAATCCTTGAGGCGACGAGTATAGCCGCTAGACGAAGCGGACGTGACGTAGGTGTCCCGAAACTCGACGATACCGAAGCTAGCCGCAGTGACTTCTACAGTCGTGCCGGACATAACCTCTACGCCCTCGACGCGGACTTCATACTCGCCTGTCACATTATCGAAGAAGAATTCAATGTGATGATGAGCCCCGGAACTGATGACAGGTCCACTCGTTTCGTCGATAACAACGTCAGCACTGGTGCCGTAAGTACCGTTCATATCTACGAGGCGAAGACCGCCAGTCGGAGTGATGAACACACCAACAGTAGGGTCATTACCGACGGTGTTAAAACTCACCCCAGACCCGTGTGAATAGGTTTCAGGCAGAGGGGAGACCCAGAGCCTAAATGCAACACCCAGTTGGGCAGTGGCAGTAGGGATAACCAGTCGAGTACCGGAGCTGCCAGTACCGTTAGTATTAAAAGAAAGACACTTACTGTCAGCGTCAGCATTTGGGTCGATATCGTCGCCAATGCCAGAAACATCGACGTCAGCCCATCCCATGCCTGCTAGCAAAAGGGCCGGGTTTGTGCCGTAGTTCTGGAAATTTTCCATGTACTGAATAGCCACTAAAGCTGTCCTTCAATCTGAATAGCCCGGCGAATACGTTCTTCAATATCGGGGCGGGAAATGCGTTTCTGTCCACCGGCAATCTGGAAGACGCCTCCGTCCTCATCGACTACAATCAGACTGTCCTTAACTTGGACTGCCGTCCCTTCCCACGAACCACGGTCGAAGAGGATGCCCTTGAAGCGCTCCATCGGAGCAAGAGCGTCACCCGTCGTAATCCAAGGCTCAGTAGTGTTCTCGCCGAGGAGCCAGAACATGTCACCGTAGACAACGACCTGATGGACGCCATCGGGGTTACGTTCGGCAGTCGCGAAGTTCAGGGCGTCGACCGTAATCTCACCGGGCTCTACCCAGTAGAAGCGGCCCTTAATCTCTTCAGACTGGACAGGGATGACGATGACGTAAGAGTTGATGTGGGCGACGGAAATCGCACCGTAGTCGTCAGGCATCGCGACAGCCGTCAGAGCACCACCGTCGGCATAGTTCCAAAGAACGCCGCCTTCTGCAATCCAGAGGTAAGCCACGGGACCGCCCTCATAGGCAGCGGTGGCACACATGCTGACCGAAGACAGCGTGTCGGTGCTGATAGCGCCTATTGTAGTTACTGCCAAGTCGGCAGCAGCTACGCGGTAGAGGGTGTCTCCCGACACGACGAAGAGGTCGCCATCGAACGCACCGGGGGACGAGAAGACCTTGCGGATAGGGCCGGAGCCAACTTCTGCGAACTTCCGCATGGCGGGGCGCGAGATAGCGGCTACCGGGTCTTCTGACAGAACCGGGTTCTTCTCAAGGAACCGATTTTTCAGCGCAATCGAGGCGCTCTTGGCTACTTGCCTAATCTGGTCGGTAACCCCGAGAGGGATGTTCGTCATCGCGGACGTCCTATGTTAAACTCTGAGTTGTCGCCACGGCTGCCCGAGTACCCACGGCGAACGCCGACAAGCCTGAGGTAGCCAAGTTCAAGGCCGACTTGACGATGCTGGCGATAGCGGGCCTTGAACTGCTTGAGTAGCTCGCTGTACGGTCCGCCCGACTGTGCATCGACCGCCACCCCGTTGCGGGGATTGATGCGGGCCGCGAGGCCGATGACGAACATGTCTTCGAACTCGTCGGGGAAGGGGAACGTGTCGTCCGCTTCGAGCGGGGAGACTAGCGCCCAATCGCCCGTGTCGGCACGGTAGAAGTACTCTTGGATGGCAGAGTCGGTTGAGACAGTGACTGACGTTGCCGAAGCGATGGTACGACCATTACCATTAATCGTCAGGTTGTAGGTCGAGAGGTTGCCAGACTTGTCCATGAAGGCGAAGCGGGCACCGTCGTCCGGGTTAGGGTCGAGATAAACGGTCACGGCTTCCTCAAGGTTGAGGATTAGACGAGCGTTCGCCGGGACGTACCATTCGGTTTCGTCGGGAACAGTCTCGTAGCCGGGGAAATCTTGTGGGCGGGAAATGTTATTCCGGCCAATGACGAGAGGCTCTAGGTCCTCTCCCGCCTTGATGCCATACACGCTGGCAACGAGTCGGTTCAGAAGCGTCAAGCCTTCGGTCTGTTCAGCCGAGGTCGGGTCCGCACCGATGGCAATTAGATTGCTCTCGCGGTAGGCGTCCCGGATGATATCAGATACGAGGGTCAAGCTGAACTCCAATCAGAAGAAAAGGGGAGCCCCCGAAGGAGCCCCCCAATTCAATTACGCAACACCGTTCAGGCGAACGATACCGCGACGTTCCTTCACGTTAGCAGTCAGGGCGACGTCAAAGCGGACGCTGTGAGCGCCGGTATTGAAGTCACTGTGCTGCCACATGCGGACCGACAGCGGAACCTTCGTCAGGCTCTTGCGGGTCGCCGTACCAGTCGCCGGAAGGATGAGCTGCGCCGTGTTCACGACGATGCTCTGCTTCTTGATGATGGCACGAGGACGATAAGCCGTCGAGGCAGTACCGACCCAAGTGATTACCGCGTTATCCGCCGGAGCAGCAGCAACCGTCGCGTGGGCGGTATTCGCGCCACCGTTCGGGATGATGATGGCCGGGAAGATACGCACACCAGCAGCGGCACCAGCACCATCGGCAGTCACAGCGCCGATGACTCGGAACTGCTGAAGACGGCCCAACGAGGCACCCGCACGGTTGTCGTACGCATTCACGCCAGCGATGGTGAAGACCTCACCGTCAGCAATCGTGCCAGCAGCGCCCAAACCGTCGATGTTAATCGTCTGAGTGAGATACTGACCCGGAGCAGCCGAGACGGCAACCGCCGAGTAGTTCACGTTCTGCGAAGCGCCGTTTACGGCACCGTTAGTACGCGAACCCGCCGTCAGCGTCGGGAGCTGCTGCGTGAAGAGGGTGGGGATGCCACCAATCTCACCAGCAAAGCCCTTACGGAACGCGCCCGTCGAGAGGCTGTCAGTCGCCGGGTAGGCAACGAGAGTCTCGGCGAGAGCCTGCTTGTCGGCATACGACAGCACCATCCGAATGTCACTATCGTCGACACCCTCTTCCTTCATCCGGGTGTAGCCGGTAAGGACGTCAGAGAGGTCGCCAACAGTCACGCCCGAAGCAGTACCGGTCCAGTTGTTCGAAGCAAGGACAGCCTTGCTAAGAATATGGGCGTCGATATACTCGGCAAGACGGACGGCAGCGTTCTTCAGCGCCTCCGACTCACGGGCTTCACCGATATCGCGAATTTTCACGAAGTCGGCCCAACCCATCGAAGTGCCGAAGGTCTTGTTGACCTTGAACATTTCGGAGCCGAACACACTGTCCTGCGTACCCGCAGTCAGGTCGACGACACCATCGGTCGTCTCAGTCACATTGTAACGCGGACCGACCTGTTCGGAGACCTGAAGACCATTGCGGTCATTCATTTCACCGTCGTACTGCTTCCACGTTACGCAATCAGCCGCAACGAGGTTGTTCTGAAGAGTCGCCGCAAAGGCATTCATGACCAGCTTAGTCTGGTCGACAGTAACAGTAGCCATTACTTAATATTCCCATTGTTGTTGGTTTGGGAGGCCACGGCGACTCTCAGAGAATTAGATTGTTTTCCTTTTCCCATAAAACTCGCGTTCAAACGCCTCCAAGTCATCGGTATCCGCGTTGACCTGTTTCGTCGCTCCGTTACCACGAGTGGTCGGCGGCGGCGTCTTGGCTGACGGAACCTTAGTCTTGTTGCTATCTGCCTTAGGAACAGAGGCCAACTGGCCTTCAATCCGTCCTAGAGCGATGGTAGCAGCGACCGGGCTTTTAGCAACGATTGCCTCGGCTTCGCTGAGGTTGTTGGCGAGATAGTAAAGAACTTCAGGACCTCGGTCGAGCTTCATAATCGTCTCGGCGAGGAACATCCCGTAGGACGGCTCAAGATCGACGAACGTCTCTTCGAGCTCTGCAATCTTCTCACGAAGGTCTGGGAGCGTTTCGGAGGTCGTGTCTAGCTTACCGTTCCAATCGGAGACAAGTGCATTACGCACCTCCTCCTCTTCCCGGATGGCTGCCTGCTCTTCACGCTGCTTCGCTTCGGCTTCACGCTCTACCTTGAGGGTGTACCTGACGAGGTCGGCATTGAACTGCGGGTCAAACTTTCCGAGTGGGTATACGAGTTCACCGTCGGCGTCTACTGCGTCCGGGTCTGGCCCTTCATAGGCCGTCTTCGGAGCAGGCTTGCTTTCAGGCTTCGGCTCGTCGTTCTTCTCTAGCTTCGCTAACCGGGCTTCGAGGTCGGCAGCACGGGCTTCGGCAATCAGCCGCTGTTCCCGCTCTTCGCGTCGCTCACTAGCCAGTTCTTTGATACGTTCCTTGGCAGTCTTTCGGTTCTTCGCGGGTTTAGGCTCAGGAGTATCCTCCTCGTCCTCTGCCGCTTCCTCCTCGTCGGACTCTTCGTCCTCCTCGGTTTCCGCAACCTCTTCGACTTCCTCAGCGTCGGTATCTTCGACGTTGGTGACTACCTCTGCGACATCCTCTTCATCAGTGTCTTCTGACTTGGCCGAGCCGAAGAACTCATCGGAGAAAGCGTCTAGGTCGTCGTTTACTTCAACTTCAACAACAGGCGTATTACCGTCGATAACAGACATTAACGAGTGTCCTCTCGTCCCCGTTGCGCTGGTCCGGTGAGTGGGGTCGAGCCCACCGAGCGATGTAGGTTACATTCTTTCGAGTGTATCCGTAGCCTCTTCACGAGACTCCTTATTCTTGTAGTTCAGTTCGCCGAGAACCTTAATTCTCTGGGTCTCTGCATTGAAGGCGTCGAGCTTTAACTTCTCAACCTTCAAGTCGTACTCAGCTTTAAGCGACTCGTTCTCAGACGAGAGCTGCTGAATTTGCTGCTGACCTTCCATCATGGCCTGCTGTATCTCGGGCGGAACCTCGTTCCCCTTCTCTACAGGCTGTCCATGCTCATCAGTCTCTTCGAGATACTGAGGCGGAATGGTCTTGCGTAGGCGGTTAGCCAACTCTTCGGCACCCGGCCAGTCCTGTGCCTTAGCGACTAGGTCGCCAGCGACAGTCATCATCTGCGGGAAGACCTGAACGGCCTCCATCATCGCCTGAGCCGCCTCAACCCTGCGGGTCGTGTAGGAAGCACCGGTAGTGATGGCGACGTCGTAGCCACCCGTAGAAAGGTCGGGAGCAGTCGGGTCCATCGGGTCGTTAATCTTCAGCAGCTTGGCCTGCTCGTCCTCGCCGATGACGCGGATGATGCGGGTGCCGTCGTAGATTTGCCCGATGAGCTGGTTGATAACGTCACCGCCCTCTAGGAGTGATGCGTTACCGTTGTCGTAGTAAGTCAGAGAAGCGATGTCACCTTCGCGCTGACGCGCCATGATTGCCCGACCAGACGTCTCGTTCGACTTGATGCCGAGTGAGGCGTCGTGGATGCCGGTGACATCCTTCATATCTTGAGTGTTGACGTTGGCCTCGTTGAGCAACGCCGCTTCAATGGCAGGTCT